AGGCTGCTCCGGAAGATCGTCTGATCTTTGGAGATAGAATATTCTTCATCCAGGGAGTAGACGAACCGGGCGCCTTGGGACTTTGGACAATTTACTATGTGGAGGAACGCTTCGATGGCCATGAATATCAAGATTAAGCCGGAAATAGACAAAATCGTGGACCAGATAAACCACGAAGCGAAATCCAGAGCATTCAGGGCCGCCAATGAGCTCCGAAATGCAGCGCTTAATGTCCTGCGTGGCCAAAGGTCTGGTCGCGTTTATAAAAGGCCTTTTTCAAGAAGCACTTACACAGCTTCAGCACCAGGGGAACCGCCAGCAGTACGAAGTGGAAACCTGCGCTTGAGCTGGAAACCAAGGACAGGATCCGAAACAGCAGGCAGCGGCCTAACGGTAAGGCCTGCGATTATCACAGACGTAAAATATGCACCGATCCTTGAAGAGGGGTACGACGGCCAGGTTCAGAAGCAAAAGAAACTGAAGCAAGGCGGCACAAAAACAATAAGCTACCATCTGACCATAAAGCCGCGTCCATTTGAGGAACCGATCATCGAGGCAGCAAAGCCAAAGATTAAACAGATCTACAGCGAGCCATATCTTAAATAAACCAGGGAAGGAGGGAAGCCATGCCGTTAATTACAGACACCATCAATAAAGTGTTTGATAAAGCCAGCGTGCACAAAGGAGATTTAATCAGAGCGAAGCATGTAACATGGGATGAGCCCAGAAATGGGATTGTAACAACGGTGAGCGATAATAAGCTGACCGTTTTATTTTTGCCAGGACTGGGGAACGTCACGAATTACTTCACGATACTTGCTTCAGAGGTCGAGACCGGTAAATGGACAGTCCGATGGACCACCGACATGGAGATCATCAATACTGAAGGCACGGCAGGCGAAGAGCAATGACACTGGAAGATTTGATCTATAATCGATTATTAGCCAGCGAGGATCTAACGGACAAGCTGGCCAAGTTCGATAACCTGCCGGCGATTTTCTACCAAGCAGCTCCCGGAGACCAGAACGAAGGCTGGAAAGGCAAAAAGCAGTACCCGCGTATTGATTTTGTTGTAGATATGCAGGCTAACCCGGAAAGGCAGAGTTCCGGCTTAATGACGCTTAACATATGGTGCAACGAAGCAGGAGATCCTCCGGAAGACATAGAGCCAGAAGTTCGCGCCGCATTATGCGACGTATTCATGCAGCCGGCTGAACAGCCTCCGTATTGCCTGGCATGGGTAAGGTCCGACAGCTTCGAATTAAGCGCCAACACGATAAAAGGATCCCATGTAAACGGCATAACTATTCTTTTTGACGTGCTGGCTTTTCCCTGCCAAGAAACCATAGACCCGGATCCAATCATGGCCATGAACGAATTTATCAAGGAGTGGGAGCCAGCTGCGGTGTTGATAGGCAGAGATAAGATCCCGGACTATTTCACAGCAGGTAAAGATGCGCCTGCTTTTTATTTCAGGCTTGCAACTTTGGAATTGGCCCAAGAGACAAACACAGTGGCCTGGATGAACGGGAGCATAGCTGGCCATATATTCGCTCCGACTGCGGAAGCAAGGCTGCAATGGCTTAAATATCTCGTAGACACGCTGGCAAGCCAGGGAGAAGTTATAATGCTGGACACATCTCCCATGTTCATACGAAGCATTAAAGCCGACAGTGCGGCAAATTACCTCATAATAGGCCAGCTCCGAATAAATGTGCGGTTTGGTATACTTCGCAGACCGAAATACGCGCATGTACTGGCGAGGACGAATATCCCGCGTGAGAGGCTGGAGGAAGATGTAAAGTCAAGGTAGCGCCAAAGCCAACCGCAGGATATGCGATCGAATATAAGCTCGCAGGAACAGATTATGAAGAATAGGAGGTTATTCTATGGCTGAAAAACACGAAAACACCAAGAAGACCAGCTCCGTGGAAATGACAATCCAGGAGCCCGAATACACGGCTGAAGAACTCGCCGCAGCATCAGAAAAGTTATTCGGTAAAAAGGTCATGCCTGAATGCGTAATAGCCGCCTTCCGCGTGGCAGGCGTCGAAAAGGCCACAAAAACAGAGGCGGCCAAGATAGTAAAAAATTTCATGACAAAGGAGGTCAAATAACATGGCAGGAGTTTTCACAATAGGTGAAAAGAAAGCCCGCCCTGGAGTTTATACCAGATACGAAAATGCTGGCGGAGTAGCACCGGCAGGAGCTGTAAACGGTATAGGCGCAGTAGTTATCAGGGCAAACTGGGGACCGCTTAACAAGCTCGTTGATATTGACAGCCCCAGCGCCGCAGCTTCTATCTTTGGAACAGAACTCACCGTGGACGCAATAACAGAAATGTTCAACGGGGGCTGCAGCAAAGTAAAAGCAGTAAGAGCAGGATCAGGCGGAACGGCCGCAAGCATAACCTTAAAAGACGGTGCTACAACTGACGACGGTGCTACAACCCCAGCTGACGCAGTAAAAATCACAGCGAAGTACGTCGGAAACCGCCCTTTCAATGTTACCATCAGGGACAGCCTGCTAAACGATGATAAGCGCGAATGTATCATCTATTCAGGAACTACAGAGTTTGAAAAGGTGGAGTTTACAAAGGGAGCGGCCGGAGCCGGAGAGCCTGCAGCTCTTGTGGCAGCATTCGCCAACAGCAAGAACTTTACAGCAAAGAAGCTCGCTGACGGAAACAAGGTACTTGCAACAGTAGCACAATCAGCTATGACAGCAGGAACCAATCCGACAGTAACCAACACAGAATACAGCGCAGCGCTTAATGTTCTGGAAGCAGGCAAATGGAATGTGCTGTGCGTAGACACATCAGACACAGCGGTTCATGCGCTGGTTCAGTCATTCATCCAGAGGATATACCTGGCCGGTGCCACTTCGATGGCCTGCATAGCAGAGACAAAGGATGTGGTGCTCGATACCAGGATGACTCACGCCGCGGCATTTAACGACGAGAAAATGCACTTCGTACTGAACCCGGCATACGACGCCAGTGGCAATCTTTATGACGGATACAAGCTGGCGGCAAGAATCGGCGGTATGATAGCAGCCGTACCTTCTAACACCAGCCTAACTCATACCGTGGTTAATGGATTTGTTTCTCTTGCAGAGCCGCTAACAAATAGCCAGATTGAAAAGGCATTAGCCAAAGGATGTATTGTTCTCACGGTCAATGCAAGCGATCAGATCTGGATCGAGAGCGCCATCAACACCCTGGTAACACCAAGCGGCAACCAGGATGAAGGCTGGAAGAAAATCCGCAGGACCAAGACGAGGTTTGAGCTCATTGAAAGGATCGTAGCAACTACCGACCCACTGATCGGCAAGATAAACAACGACAGCGACGGAAGGGCGACCTTCATAGCTGCAGCCCAGGGAGTAGTAAACGCCATGATCGGCGAAAAGAAACTCCTGGAGGGCGGCACCGTTTACGAAGATCCGCTCAATCCACCTGCAGGAGACAGCGCATGGTTTGTAATTGCTGTTGACGACATCGACAGCATAGAAAAGGCATATCTGACTTTCAAATTCAGATTTTCGCCTGAATATTAAGAGAGGAGGATAAGGCATGTTTAATAACAGAGCACCGATTGATACCAGGAAAGTGTTGACCGGGAAGGACGGCGCGCTTTACAACGACGAGGGCGTCATGCTGGCCACCGTTGAGACATTCCAGACCCAGGTCAATGTGACAAATGCTAAATATCAGCCGCTGGGAGACGCACAAGAGCATGAAGTATTCCAGGCATATGGCGTAACCTTAACCTTCACAGAAACAGTAATCGCCGACGAGCGCTTCATTCAGGAGCTGTTCGAAGGAATGAGGACCGGAGTAATGCCGGCTTGGAATTTCCAAGGAGTGGTGAAGGGACGCAACGGCAGCGAGCAGCGCATGGTCTACAGACAATGCGTACCAAGCGGCACAATTGATCTGCAAAACCTTTCTGTGGGAGATTTAATCAAGAGAGCCTGGAGCCTCTTTGTTAACGATCCTCCGGAATTGCAGAGCTTGTTAACCGCCTAATACGCAATGGAAGCGTGCAGGCATATAATTAAATACCAAAGGCCGTCCTGCACACCCAGGGCGGCCAATTTTTTAATTTAAGGAGGTTATCACATGGCAAACGATAAAATCGAAAAGGCCAAAATCAAAGAGGTAGATCTTACTGAAGAGGAAAATAAGGGCCAATTAAGGACATACGAGGACGACATCCTCAAAGGATTGCTGGCAGCAGCAAACTACAAAACAGAAGAGGATAACATTCACCCTGTAGAGATCGCAAGAAATGGCGTAGTTCTAATCAAGTTCAACATTCGACCTTTGAGCGAGGAAGAGTACCAGCAATGCAAAGAGAAGTACACCAAATACGTCAGAAACAAGCAGCTCGGAATTAAATTCCCTGAAAACACCGACAGCGTGAGATACAGAAGCGCTTTAATCTACCAGGCAACCGTAGATGAAGACAGAGCAAAAATCTGGGACAACAAGAACGCATGGAAGGCTTTAAATGTACTCAATGGCGTTGATCTCATAGACAAGACTCTTCTTGCAGGAGAAAAGGACGCCATCCTGGAGATCATCGATAAAATCAGTGGCTATACCATGACTGCGGAGGAAACAGCAAAAAACTAATAAAGGCCGGAGGACTGTCCACCCTGCTCCATCACATATTCCAGCGGATGGGCATTCCTCCGGACGAGGTTATGGCCAAACCGCCAGGAGTGAGAGCTTTTATGCTTGCGTCAATGCGTGTGCAACTTGAGGCGGAAAATCCAGAAAATAAGGCTTGACTTTTATATTAAGGGCGGTGATGGTATGAGCAGGAAAATAGACTTGACAGGGATGAGGTTTGGAAAACTACTGGTAATTGCCGAAGCAAAAGAAAGAGCATCACAAAGGGAAGTGCAATGGATATGTCTATGCGATTGCGGGAAAGAAACGATAGTAAGATCAAGCCGATTAAGAAAAGGGTTAACTCAAAGCTGTGGCTGCACGTCGAGGGATTGAAAAGCTCAAAGATGACATTAGGCAAAAATAAAAGGATACCCGCTCTACCGACCAAGACAGAAGCGAGTATCCAAAGACGTTAGAATTACCGTAAGGCTTGACAAAGAAACCGATACGATACTCAAAAAGT